AATTAATGGGGAGTTTTGAAAAATGGGAAGTCGAGGACCAGCCCCGCAGCCTGGGAGCAGCGAGACCAAGCGGCGGAGAAACACCATGTACCGCAAGACACCGACGGCCCCGGCCGGCGACATCGCCCCGACCGCCTCTGTCCAGAAGGTCCCGCTGGCCCTGGCGTTCTGGGAGCGGACCGCCCCGATCCTGATCGCCGACGGCCGCCTGACCGCCGACCGGGTCGACGCCTTCGCGATCCTCTGCCGCCTCCATGCCGAGATCGAGCAGCTCGCCGACCAGGTCGCCGCCGAGGGCTGGATCACCGCGACCGAGAAGGGCCAGGCCGCGAGCCCGGTCGCAAAGCTGCTCCGTGACTCGCGGCGGGACTTCGTCACACTCGCGAGGGACTTCGGCCTGACGGCCGCGGCCGCGGCCCGGATCCCGCAGGAGCTGCCCAGTGGCGAAGAAGACGACGACGAGGAGGACCAGGTCCTCCGCAACCTCTCGATCCGCGGCACCTAAGCCGGGGGCGTCGACCGACCCGACGAAACGGCCCGAGTACCTGCCCGGGTATCAGTGGGACGAGGCGGCCGCAACCGCGCCGGTCAAGTTCATCGAGACGCTCTGCCGCCACCCCGACGAGCGCGGCGGCGAGCCGCAGCGGATCGACCTGATCGAGTGGCAGAAGGAGCAGGTCCTCCGCCCGCTGTTCGGCTGGCGGAGGCCCGACGGCCGGCTCCGTTTCCGCCGGGCCGGGATCTTCGTCCCGAAGAAGAACCGCAAGAGCTCGCTCATGAGCCAGCTCGCCCAATTCATGCTCACCTGCCACGCCCCGGCCCAGGACGTGTTCCTCGCGGCGAACGACCGGCTCCAGGCCCGGACGATGTACCGGATGGTGAAGCAATCGGTCGAGGCGTCGCCGAAGTTGTCCAAGATGCTCGAGGTCGTCGACTCGCGGAGCATCATCCGCAACCGCGAGACCGGGAAAGAAATACGCTGCCTTTCTTCTGACAGCTGGCGGAACGAAGGCTTGAACGGCTCGGTGATCCTGGACGAGATCCACAGCTTCCGGACGCCCGACCTGGTCGACGCCCTGATCTACGCGACCCGCGGCACGGCGAACGGCCTCGTGATCTCGATCTCGACGGCCGGGTCCGACCGGAACGGGATCGGCTGGCGCTGGTGGCAGGACTGCGAGCTGGCGATCAAGGACCCGAAGGCGAACCCGACCTTCTACGGCCTGATCTACGCCGCGGCCGAGGACGACGACTACTCCGACCCGACGGTCTGGCGGAAGGCGAATCCGTCGATGGGCGTCGCGTTCCCCGAGGACGAGTTCGCGGCCGACTACCAGGACGCCTGCACCGACGCGAGAAAGTTCTCGAAGTGGCTTCGGTATTCCTTGAACGTCTGGCAGGCGGCGGACTCCCGCTGGATGGTGGGCGCGATCGACTGGTCCGCCTGCTCCGCCGGCCCGGCCGAGCGGCTCGCCGGCCGGCCGTGCTGGGTGGGCGTCGACCTTGCGTCGAACCTCGACATGACCGCGGCCGCGTTCGTGTTCAAAGAACGGGACGGGTCCTACGCGGTCGAGTGGAAATACTGGGTCCCGCGTGAGACGGTCGCCGACCGCGTCCGCGAGGGGATCCCATACGACGCCTGGATCCGGGACGGCTGGGTGACCGTGACTGACGGCCACCGGCTCGACCACGAGGCGGTCGCCCGCGACATCGTGGCCTACGGCGAGACCCACGAGATCCGGGCCGTCGGCGTCGACCCGTGGCAGGCCGGGGCCCTGGAGACCCTGCTCCAACGCGAGGGCCTGACGGTCAAGGACATCCCGCAGCGGACCGCGTACCTGAACGCGCCTTGCAAGCTGCTCGAGGGCCTGGTCGTGGAGAAGCGGCTCCGGCACGGCGGGAACCCGGTCGCGGCGTGGAACGCCAACAACGTCTGCGTCTACACCGACGCGACCGGCATGATCAAGCCGGACAAGGCGAAGAGTACGGAGAAGATCGACGGGATCGCGGCCCTCGTGAACGGCCTCGCCCTCGCGAGCACCGACGAGGACGACGTGTCGACGAGCCTCGACGACTACCGGATCACGCTGATCTAGGGGCCGGCGGACTTCGCCGGATGCCTGGCCGGCCGGACGATTGCGGGGACCTCGAGGCCCCCACATGCCGCGCAAGCCCGCCGCCACCAAGCCCGCTACCCGGCGGACGCCTCGCCGGCGGGCCGCCCCGAAGGCCGTCGAGGTCCGCTCCGTCTGGTCGCCGCTCGGCTTCGGGGCGATCTCCGCGAGCGACATCGGTACCACCGAGGCGATCCGCGTCTCGTCGATCCTGGCGGTCGTCCGCTGGATCGCCCAGGCCGTGGCGGTCATGCCCGTCCAGATCCTGCGGACGCTGCCCGACGGCCGCAAGGAGGACGCAAACCTCCCCTGCTCCTACACGATCCGCAAGCGGCCAAACACCTGGCAGAGTGCCTTCGACTTCTGGCAGCTCGTCGCCTACTGGACCGCCCTCCACGGCAACGGCTACGCCCGCGTGATGCCCGGCGCTCGCGGCTTCTGCTCCGAGCTGCGGCCGCTCCACCCGACGCGGGTCCGCGTGGTCCGCAACCGCGACTACTCGGTCTCCTATGAGTTCTGGGGTGACAGCGGCGCGTGGGAGCCGGTCCGCGAGCCGGTGATTCATTGGCGGTGGCTCTCGGACAATGGCCTGGTCGGCATGGCGCCCTCCGAGCTCTGCGGGACCTCGATCGCCCTGGCCCGCCAGCTCGACATCGCGGCCCAGTCGTTCTGGGCCAACTCGGCCCGGCCCGACATGGTGATGGAGCTCCAGGAGAAGATCCCCGACGAGGCCATGGCCGCCCTCCGGGCCCAGCTCCGCGAGATCTACGGCGGGCCGAAGAACCGCGGCTCGGTCGCGGTCCTCCCGAAGAAGACCCAGCTCAAGCCCATCGAGTCCAACTCGATGGAGGCGAACCAGTACCAGGAGCTGCGGGACTCGATCCTCCCGGACGTGGCCCGGGCCTGGGGCGTGCCCTCGACGCTCGTCGGCGATCACAAAATGGCCCGATGGAGCAACGTGGAGCAGGAGCATTTGAGCGCCCAGATCTGGACGCTGCTCCCGTGGGCCCGCCGGATGGAAGGCCCGCTCGACATGCTCCTCCAGCCGGTCTACGGCGAGGACGTGTACGCCCGGCTCGACAACCGCGGGATCCTCCGGGCCGACACCGCCGCCCGCGTGCAGCTCTACCAGTCGCTGTTCAACATGGGCGCTCTCAAGCCGCAGGAGCTCCGCGAGTTCGAGGACCTCCCGCTCCTCGACGATCCGGCCGCGAACCAGACGTACATGCAGCTGGGCTTCTCGACGCTCGCGAACGCGGCGGCCGCCACCGACGCGCCGCCGGCGGCCGCGGATCCGATGGTCGCCCAGGACCAGGCCGCGCCGGTCGACGAGGTCTCGACGGACACGCCCGGGGAGCCCATGCCATGAACGACATCGAGCGCCGCTACCTCCTGACCGCCGACACGCCCGAGGCGATCGCCGTCGAGCGACGCGACGGCGAGCCCGCCGTCCTGGCCGGGATCTCGCCGCCGTGGGAATCGCTCTCGGTCGACCTCGGCGGCTTCCGCGAGAAGTTCTCCGCCTCCGCGTTCGACGACCTGATCGCCCGCCACCCGAACGACCCGCGGCCGAAGATCGACGTCCCGTTCCTGTTCAACCACGACGCGAACGAGATCACCGGCCGGACCTCGAACGGCCGGCTGACGATCACGAAGGAGGCCCGCGGCCTGGGCTACCGGCACACGCCGCTCATGACCACGCGCGGCCGCGACCTGGTGATGATGGTCGAGGACCGGACGATCACCGGGGCCTCGTTCGCGTTCACCGTCGCCGAAGGGGGCGAGCAGTGGACCGAGGACGAGCGGGGCAACGTGACCCGGACGGTCACGAAGGCGTCCGGCCTCTACGACATTTCAGCGGTCACGAGCCCGGCCTACCCGTCGAGCTCGATCGCCCCGCGGTCGCTCGACGCCTGGCGGGCCGCCCGCCGCATGGCCGAGGCCGGGGGCCAGGCCCGCGGCCTGACGATCTCGCTCGACTACGACCGGACGTTCACCGCGGCCCCGGGCCTGTGGCGGTCGTTCGTGGTCGACGCCGTGGCCCGCGGGAACCGCGTGGTGTGCATCACCCGCCGCGACGACACCGAGGAGAACCGGCACGAGCTGCGGCTCGCGTTCGGCGACCTCGAGGTCGCCCAGATGATCCTCTGCGGCACGGGCACCCAGAAGCGCGACGCGGCCAAGGCCGCCGGCGTCGAGGTCGATGTCTGGATCGACGACTTCCCCGAGGGGATCGTCTCGGTCGACACCGCGCCGGCGGCCGCTCGCTCGTTCAAGGTCTCCACGCTCGCCGGGGCCAGGGCCGCCGCGGCGGCCGCCGTCGCGAGGATGCGGACCCATGCCGGCTAACCGCTGCACGAAGTGCGGCGGCCGCTGCCGCGTCGAGAGCTCGAAGCGGTGCGGACACGAACAGGTCCAGTACGTCGAGTGCCAGACCTGCCGGCAACGCCGCCGCCAGGTCGTGCCAGCCGAAACCATCTGGAGGCGCAAATGATCGCCGAGGCCCCCATCGCAGCGGCCGGAGACCGTGCCGGCCTGCTCGACAAGATCGCCGCGTTCGTGTCGGCCGCCCGGGCCGTGTCCGCCGACGGCCTCACCTGGGCGGAGTTCGGCGAGCTGATGGTCGGCCTCCTCCGCCTGGTCGTGGCCGTGCTCGACACGGTGACCACGCTCACCGGCGAGCAGAAGAAGGCCCTCGCCCTGGAGGCCGTCGGCGACCTGTTCGACGCCGTGGCCGACCGGGCCGTCCCGCCGATCGCCTGGCCCGTCTGGATCGTGGCCCGGCCTGCCGTTCGCTCGCTCGTGCTGGCGCTGGCCTCGGGGGCGATCGAGCAGCTCCTCCCGCTCGTGAGGTCCAAGTGATCACCGTCGCGCTCATCGCCGCCGCCGTCTACCTGTTCGCCGGCGACCGGATCGGCCATCTCGTCGCGGCCTTCGCCGAGAAGGCCCCGACCATCGAACGGCGTCACCTGGTCGGGGCGGCGCTGCTCGCCGCCGCCGCCGTGATGTGGGCCCGGTCCGAGCCGCAGTCGCCGACGCCCGCCCCCGGCCCGGCCCCGGATCCGGCGATCAACCTCCGCGGGATGTTCGTCGGCCCCGACGCGGCGGCCGACGCCGCGGCCGTGTCGGCCCACTTCGCGGAGCTGGCCGACGAGCTCGAGCACGACGGCCAGCAGGCCGAGCCGCTGATCCGGACCGGCGTGGCGTGGGACGAGCTGCGGACCCGGGCCAAGGCCCTCCGCTGGAAGGGCGTCTCGCTCGGCGAGAAGCATCCCCGGGCCCGCGAGGCGATCCGCGAGTACCTGGACCGGACCGCCGGCACGAGCGGGGCCCCGCTGTCCCCGGCCCAGCGGTCGACCTGGGTCGCCGCCTACCGCGAGATCGCGAGGGCCGCCGATGTCTCGCGCTGACGCCCGCCACCTCCGCCTCCTGGCGTTCGTCCTGCTCCTGGG